TAATGTTGAATCTATATTTTTTATACCATTCCAAATAGGTTCAATAAAATCAAATCCATTTAGATTACATTCTTCTATATTGTGTCCACAAAAGACATGCCAATGTTTTTGAGTTCCATTTGGTTTACTATCATAATCGTATTGCCATTTTACTTCTTTCATTTGAAAGTCTATGAGTTGTGCAATGTGTTCCTCTAAAAAATTATCATAGTGTTTATACATATTACATCATTCCTGCTTCAAAGTTTTTCCACTGTATAGCATTTTTGATATCCCATCCTCTTGATTGTATAGATTTAAGAACACCATCAACATATTTAACAACAGTTTCTAGATATACTATTTTATTTTCTATTTTAATTATATCTTCATCTGATTCTATGTAAATAGATAAATCTGATTTTAATACTTTTAGGTCAAAAGGTTTTGTTTCATAAATCTTAGCGTCTGCTTTACCACCATAGTATTCCCATTTGTCACGATAAAGCATTTTGTAATCACCTTTTGCTTTGTACATTAATAACTCAAAGTTACTTTTTATCTCTAAGTATTTTGCATATAGTTCTTGGTTTTTTAAAGATTCGGTATCAAGTCTTTCATCATTTACTTTCAAGTCATTTGCAACTTGAATTTTTAATTCATCTAAGGTCATGTTCACTCCACAATAATAAATCTATAAGTATTTATAGTGTTATTATTTCGTATATTTTATATTTAAAGTTAACTGTTGCTGTAAGATATTCAACATCAGTTTGATTTTGTGAATAAGTTAATCCACCTAAACTTGTAGGAAAAACATCTGAAAAACGACATTCTACCACAGGATTATTTTTATTTGTTAACACAGTTAACACAGCATCACAATACATTGCTCTTTCAGGTGTTGTTGCACCAACTTGACCTATATCATTACTTTCACCTCTTGTGCTTGTTTTAACATTTGAGGTTGTACTTCTAAACTCTGAAAACTGTTTTGTATCTTTTGGAAATCCAATTGCTGTTAACCAAGTATGTATTTCAATATAATTTTCTAAATTTTCATCTACAATAAATGTTATTGCTAAATCTTCATAGGTTAGTTTAGTTCCTAATAAGGATATATCTTTGAGTGGTGTACCTAAAATTGTTTCATCTAATGTGATACCAGGTATATTTGCTTCAGTAGTAAAATATTGTACTTTAGGTAATTGATTAATTAGAAAACGAAACTGTGTAGGACTTGAATAGTCTAACGCAGTGGGTTGTCTGTTTAATGGTGATGTTTCTGTTGTCATACTATTATTTATAAGACTTAAAAAGAAAAGGGGTGTTCATCACACCCCAATTCCGTAAGTATTTAGAGTTAACTACTTCTTAGCTGAACGAAGACCTAAGTCTACATTACCTGCATCTTGAAGAACATCACCAGAGAATGGTGTGCCTTCGTAACCAACTTCTTTGTTGATTCTTGCAGCTATTGCTTTTTCTTCATCTGTTGCAAAGTGTTCATCCCATGCAGCTAATCTTTTTCTCATGTACCAATGCCATATTGGTGGTACTAATGCGATAAAGAATACCACAAAGTAGCCCCAGCCAGTATTTGGACAACCGACATTTTCTAGTTCCCAGAAATGTGTTTCACCTCTGTCATGATGGTCAGCTTGTCTGCCGATTTCAATAAAGAACCACGCTGTGAAACATGTTGAGTTATCCCAGTTATGTCTGTAGTCGATTGGTTGGTCTTTAACACGAATAAGACCATAATGTTCTAGATAGTTAAGTGCTTCTAGTTCAAAGTTTGAAATAGCCCAAACTGTTGCTAGTACAGCCATACCTATCCATCCGCCTGCCATGAAAAATAATGTTACTGTTGGTACAGCCATTAAGTATCCACGAATCCAACGGTTCTGCCAAGAAATGAATGATACACCCATTCTTGATAGTCTTTCTTTTTCCATGTTAAATAGAAATTTAGATTGACCTAGATATGATAGTGGATAATGACCATAAATTGTACGCCCTCTTGGAGCAGTAGCAGGGTCATCTTCACTAGCAAGTTCTAGATGATGATTATATACATGAGCATAACAGAAGTGTGCTGAACCTGATAGAGCCATCATTAATCTAGAGATTACGAATCCAAATCCTTTTGTGTGACTTAGTTCGTGACCATAGATGATTCCGATACCTATAAAGATACCTGATGATAATGTTGCACCTATTAAGTTAAGACCTGTTATACCTTCATGCATTGCAAGTAGGCCAGGAATGATTTCCATGATTACTGCACCTTCAGCTCCACCTAGTGACATAAAAGAATAAACTCTCCATGCCATGACTAGTTGAAACAATACAAAGATTGGTAACATGAAATACATTGTTAGGTTTTGAAAAGTAGGCCAACCTAGTGATTCGCCATTGTCATCATACCCAACACCTGTTGTTTCAAATTTAGTAGCGATATCTACTAACAATCCTACGAATAGTAAAACTACTCCTAACCATGCCATGATACCACCTACTAATACACCAGCTCCAGCAACGATAATAAGTATCGGAGCTAGTAAGTAGCGTAAATTAAGTAATATTTGTCCCATTTCGTATTTCCTCCCACGAAATAGTTATGTCACCGACTGCCTGTCAATGACTTAATCCATGCGTTAGTCATGTGACATAAGGAACACTTTCAATTTGGAATGAAAGTGAGGGATGTCTATTCTAACACATATCTGATTATATTTATAAGTCATAAAACCTTAACAGTTAATTTTTGTCCATTATTTGTCTAGATTAGTATTTGTTAATATACTTATAATTCCTTATAGAATATAACTTCATGATGCTAGACTAACAGGTTAAAACACCTTTTGTCAAGGGTTTGTCCATTTATTTTCATTATATTGAAATATACAATATACAACAATCCAACAAAACATATAGACTTCAAAATAAATTTTACCTTTATCTATAAGTCCTAAATCATTTCCAAGTGCTAATGTAATACAGAATATAATATATCCTAATACAAGTGATGTTGTGATAATGATTAGTTCTTTAGACATACTATTATTTAGGCAATAAAAAGGGGCTCCGAAGAGCCCCGATTCATTTGTTGAAAGAAACAATCTTACATTAAGTTTGTTACTTTTACGCGTCTGTAGTACTTGTTAGTATTTGCAGTAATACTTGTATTTTCTGCAGTACCAGCTGAAATCACTCCTGTGTGGAATGGGTTAGCAGCTATACCATAACGAGTTTTAAATCCAATTTTTGGTTGGAAAGTGTTTTCACCTACCGCACGAACCATTTGTAGTGGAACATATGGGCAGTAGAAGACACCAGCATCGTAAGGTGAAGTACCTTTATATCCTACAACATAGTATTGTGAAGCAGCGACATTAGCAGCATATGGGTCAACATACACTTTAAATCTACCGTTCATAACACCAGCGAATGTAGCAGATGTGTCATCAACATTTAAGTTGTTGTTTAGAGCAGGTGTGTAATCTAATACTCCAGCCATTTGTAACGCAGACGCTACATCAGCAGAACATATGATTATGTTACCTTTTCCTCTACGAGTTTGTTGTCCGACAGCGTTAGCATCTCTTTCCAGAGCGAACATTAAACCTTTAAATTTCTCAACAGACCAACGACCATTTGAATCTGTGTCTAAGTCAAAGATTCCAGCAGTTGTTGTGTTTACTTGAGCACCTTTAACAGCTGAAACATAAATGCTTCTAACTACTTCACGGTTAATCTCAGCAAGAATTTCACCAGACAAGATATTTGCTAGTTCTGTTTCTGCATCTAGACCATGAATTGCTTTTAAGTCTTGCGCAAGTTCCATTGTGTACTCAGCTTTTAAAGCACGAGTAACAGCGGTTACTGTTGTTTTTTCAATACTGAAAGCCATTTCAGCGAAAGCATTAGTTGTTGTATCACCTAGTTGCTCACCTTGAGCCAATGACATACCAGTTGGTGATGTATATTGACCTGCTGATGGGCTGTCGTTTAAAGCTGCTGGGTTTGTACCAGTTTGGTCACCAACACCTAAGTCGCCTGCACCGTCATCATTAGAGAAACCAGAATCAGCTTCATCTCCTAACGCCTCTGCACCGTCCATAGAAGCAAATCTTGCTCTCATAGCAAAGATTAAACCTGTTGGGCCTGTCATTGGTTGTACACCACAAATATCATATGCAATTAAGTTAGGCATAGAGCGTCTAACTAAAGATATTAATATTGGGTCCCAGTTCTCAACATCAGCACCTGTGCTGTTTGTTGGAGCTGCTTCTTTTAAGAAACTTCTATCTTCTTTAATAGCTTTTTCTTGGTTTTCAAGAATTACAGTAGTTACTGCCCTTTTATACGAATCCTCGATTTTTGGTAAATCAGGATGTGCAAGGACTGGCGACCACTTCTCTTGTAGATTTTCTGTTTGAAACATTTGTGTTTTCTCCTTTATTTTCTACTATTTATATATTTACTTACTTGCACCCTTGACGGCAGTTCCGATTGCTTTACTATAAGCAGCCATCGAATCTGTGACATCAATGTCCTGTGCAGGGCCAGTTTCTACATTATCTATATTTTCAGTTGTTTCCTTAATTGTTTTAGGGAAATAACTTTCTTTTAAAGTTTCAAGTTTACCTTTAAAGTCTTCTTCGTTTCCGAAGTCAACATCTTCAGTAAGACCTTTGAACTTTTCAATTTCTGTGTCAGCTAAATCAGAAACCATTTCTGATATAACTTTATTACGAGTTAAGTCATCATTAGACTTTTTAAATTCTATTGATTCATCTAAAGTCTTATTGACTTTTTCTTCTAACTCAGCAATTTTGTCTGATTGTGCTTGTAGTACATCATATTTGTCATCAGGAATGTCAACATAATGGTCTTCAAACAACTGTTTCAAACCAGCAATAAAGTCTTCAGCGATTTCTCCTTTCAGACCTCTTTCTACTGCTAATTCATTTTCTTTCATCCATTCTTCTACAACATAGTTCATGTATGTATCTACTTTTTCTGTAAGTTCAGATTTGTTAGATTTGATACCTTCTTCTATTTCGTTGTCATAGTTTTCTTGAAGTCTTGTAACTTCATCGCGAACTTTTGATTTTACAGCACTTTCAAATACAGTTGCAGCTTTCTTTTTGAATTCATCTGACAAGTCACCTTCTCCACTCATAAGAGCTTCAACATGTTCTTGTACATCTATAGATTTAATTCTTTGTTCTACAGCTTCTTTTTGTAATGCTTCTTTTTCTTTATCTTCTTCTGTTTGCTCATGTGACATTTCTTTTGTCATCATTTCTTTCATTTTGTTGTAAGTAGCTTTGACCATTTCCATAGACATATCTTTCATTTCTGTTTCCATGTCTTTCATAGCCTTAATCATTTCCATTTTAGACATTTCTTTCATTTCAGATACTTCTTCTTCTTTTTCAGAAATGACTTCTTGGTCATCTTTCATTTCTACTTCATCACCAGCTGCCAAAGGTTTAGCAACTTTCTTTTCGCCGTCATTAGGTGCATAATCACCAGATTC